AAATAATAGCCAAAATACCTAAAACTTTGCGTTCTTCATTCATAATGAAACCTCTCTCAGCTTTTAATGTGGATCAGTTGTTGCACATATTATTTACTCTTTTATTTTTTTAAAATTTTATTCTGCTCTTCTAAAAGCTCTATGATTCTATCTAGTTTCTTAACGGTCTCGTTTTGGGCATTCAATAACGCTCGTGACATTTTCATGTCTGCGATACCGAGAGCCTTCATACTTTCGTTGTGGCTATCTACATTATCGTTTACACCGAAATTATATGTATTGGTATTACCGCTTCCAGCCTCCAATCCGTTTACGCCGTGATTGTCGCCGTGGATGATGTTTGTACTAGAAGGTTTTCTAGGAACGTCGAATCCAAGAAGCCAAGCTTCGCTTACACCGAAAGTTTTTGCTAAAAGCACCAGTTTATCTTGGTCTGGGTTTGATTTCCCGCTTATATATTGAGAAAGTGCGCTTTTGCCCATCTTTACATCCAGCTCTTTTTGAAAAGGTTTAGATTTTTCTAGTATCTCAACTTGTTTCAATCCTGTCTCGGCTATTAGCTGTCTCAGCCTGTTAGTAGTAGTTTCTTTCATAACACTTTTTCCTTTCTATCTATATTATACTGCGTTTTTTAAAAAAGTAAATAAAAAAGTTCAAAAAAAATGAATTTTTCTCTTGACAAAGTTCAAGCGTATGTTATAATAGGTTTATAAAAGTTCAAATATATTGAACGGATAAAGAAAGGAGATAATATGGTTTTTAATTATTCAAAATTAAACGGGCGTATTGTAGAGCGTTTTGGGTCGCAAGCAAAATTCGCTGAAGCAATGGGGATTTCAGAGCACAGTATATCCCAAAAGGTCAATAATAAGACGACTTGGAAAAATACCGAAATTCATAAAGCTTGTGGATTGCTTGAAATATCAAACGCTGACGTTTGGGAATATTTTTTTAATCGACAAGTTCAAATAAATTGAACAAACAGAGAAAGGAAAACTAATGATTGAAAATAAGAGAAGAGAAAGGAGAGCGTATGACAGACTTTAAAGATTTGGATTGCCAGTTCATCTTTCAGGAATCCAACTGATGATTATACTGCCGTTAGTAATAGTTTTATCAATGATCCTGCGCTAGATTTTACAGCTGTTGGCATCATGATGGTGGTGCTGGCTAATCACCCAAATTGGCAAGTCTATCCGGATGAGGTAGCTAAAAGAAAAGGTGTTAGTCGTCCAACTATTAGTAAATATTTCAAAATATTGGAAGAGGCTGGATATTTGCGTCAAGTTAGGCGAAAGCCTCCGGGCCGTGGAGGAAGTCATGTATTTCGATTTTTCTCTGATAGAAAAATATCTGATTTCCAGTTTGATATCATGTTGCAACGACTCGATGAAGCGATTAGTGATTCAATTTTTGAGATGTAAGTTTTTTTATGTCAAACTTTTTCATGTCAAATTTTTTCATGTCAAATTTTTTACACTAACAAATATTAACTAACAACAAGTATTAAATAACAATAAATATTAACTAACAACAAGTCCTACTTCTCTAAATAAATAAAAGAGAGAAATTTAAAATTTCTAATATAGGACTTTGGTTTGAAAGGAGACTGTATGAAAGAACCAGACAAGTACCTTGAAATCTCTGGCAATATTGCTGGACGTATTGAACTGGAAACAGAAAAAGACCTACTTGTCCGTAGAGCGATGGTCATTGATGGACACATCGGTTTATGCGAACAAGCGGTCTACGTTGATAAGAAAGTGCTAGAAAGCTACTGGGTCAAGATAGTAGAGTTATCTGCTATTCCTGAAACCATCAACAGCGTTGACAGCACTGATTTGGTTAGGAAATGGTTGAACATGTAGATTGACAGTATCATGTCCGTTGACGTACTCAACGCATTTCACCAAGTAATGCTCAGATTTATGGTCTGCTGACTTAGCAATGACAGAACCGATAGTAGGAACAGCAGGCAATGCCATTGATAGAGGTTCAACACGACCATTAATCATGATGTGACAAGTAATCATAGTTATCCTCCTTTCGTATGAGATAGCTAAATTATATCAAAAAAGGTGGAGTACGGATGGATGAAGTAAAAATAAGAGAAGATGGTATTTATTTGAATAACCAGAAATTAAAAGGTGTGCAAGCAATCAAAACAAAAAGCACGGCTGAAAGCAACCATGCTACTGTCTACTTAAAATTTATTGCTAAGCTGATTTGAAATGAGGATTTAATTTCATCAGAATTACCTCGTTTTTGATTTCATTATACCAAATTTAGAAAGGAATACTATGAACGAAATTTTTAATTTTCACGGACAAGAAGTCCGTACTTTGACAATTGATGACGAGCCGTGGTTTGTCGGGAAGGATGTAGCGGATATCTTGGGATATGCTAAACCTCTGGACGCAATTTCTCGGCACGTTGATGAAGATGACTCCGTGAAATACGGACTCACCGACAACCTAGGACGAACACAAAATACTATTATCATTAACGAATCTGGTCTCTACTCTCTTATCTTATCCAGCAAGTTGCCTCAAGCTAAGGAGTTCAAGCGCTGGGTGACATCAGAGGTCTTGCCAGCTATTCGTAAGCAGGGCGGATTTATCCGCGAGGACTTGGACGAGGATGCCTTCATCGCTCTCTTTACTGGTCAGAAGAAGTTGCGTGAGCAACAGACTAGCATGATGGAAGATATCGACTACCTCAAGAGTGAGCAACCGATTCATCCAAGCTATGCTCAGTCGCTACTGAAGAAGCGCAAGGCTAGGGTCGTGGCTTGCTTGGGTGGTATTGATAGTCCAGCTTATGCGGATAAGATTTTCGCCCAGTCGGTATTTAGACAAGCTGAGATTGACTTTAAAGACCACTTCAACATTAGTCGCTACGACTTGCTACCGAAAAAATTCGCAGATGCAGCCTTGGCCTATTGGATGACGTGGGAGCCAAGCACCAATACCAAGATGAAGATTATGGAACTGAACACAGTTAAACCAGCATAGGTGTAGGGATGGAAGATAAAGTCATCGAACTTGCTGATTACTTCATCAGCGAATCTACAACGTACAGAGAAGCTAAGATAGCGTGTGAGAAGCTATTAAAACAAGTCAGCCATGAGATTGAACTCAGGGCGATGGAAAGTAAGACAGTCTAGAAGACAACAAAAAGCACCTGACGGCAATCAGGCGCATAATTAAATATTCAACATGATTATAACACGAAAGAGAGGAAATTGCATGCCGAAAACAGAAATTACTTATAAGCCAGTTGATGTGGACGAAAAAGCTACGCATGGTGATTACAAACATCTTTGTCAGAGGTGGGAAGGGTTGACTCCAGGGACTGCAAAAGTCTGGGCAGGTGAAATGCGAGAACATCCAGACTTCAAGCAGTTCATCGATAACCCAACTCATAAGATTGTATTTATCGATTACGAAGGATTTCGCATGTTCGTCAAATGGAAAAGTCGTAATCGCTATCGTACAAAGAAAGAAACGTTATCAGAAATGCTTGAGAATATGAAAAAAGAAAAAATGTTAGGAGTATAAAAATGTTTGAACCACCATTAGTTAGCCAATTATTAGGAACTGGCGCAGTGATTTTAGGATTTATCAGCGCAGGAATCCTAGTTCATCAGATGGAGAAACAGGAAGAGGAAGAAAGACGTTTGCAAGAAGAATATGACACGCAAGTGGTTAGAGCTTGTAATAAACTTCTTGAGATGGGGCGTGAAATTGAAAGAGAACAAATTCGCAAGAATATCCGCAGAGAGTTCAAGGGATTCACATACGACAACGAACCGCCTGTAGGATTGCGACCTGAGCCATTAGCCTTACCAGAACCACGAAGAGCACGCTATGCAAAGTATTTGGGATAGAGCAAAGGAGAGGCTAATGTTTGATTACGACAGGGATATGATGCAACCGCCTGAACCACGAGAAGAACTTGATCCTAGCGAGTATGTGGATATCGGATGCGGTCGGCGTCGATACGTGGGTGATGAAATATGATTGAAGAACTACTTGCAGAAATCGATAACTGGCGAGCTGAGTATATGCATCTTGGAATTGAGCTCGGAGAAATCATCAACGAGCAACAAAATATTATTTTGAAATTACAAAACGAAAATAGGCGCATAAAGCGTGAAAATTGGAATTTTGAAGAAGACGAAAGGTAGAACAAAATGACAAACGAACTAACACAGAAGCAAGTTACATCAAATGTTGCAACACGAATCGAAGCAATGAAGGGCGAAGGACTCTTAATCGCACCGAATTATAGCGTTAGCAATGCACTGAGTTCAGCATATTATGCTCTAAAAAACTCCAACAGTGGGAATTTGCTCCAGCAATGCACTCAAGACAGCGTTTATAACGCGTTATTAGAAATGATAACCCAAGGACTAAGCCCGGCTAAAAAGCAATGTTACTTTATCAAATATGGCTCTGACGTCCAATTGAGAATGTCTTATTTTGGGACCATTAAAGTTACTAAAGATTTGCAAGAGGTGAAAGACGTTACTGCTAATGTTGTCTACGAAGGGGATACGCTAGAGGTATCAGTTGAGAACGGGCGTAAGAAGTTAGTCAAACATGAGACAGATTGGCAGAACGCAGATAATCCAATAATCGCTGCTTATTGCATCATCACTCGAACTGACGGAGAAGAGTTCTTTGAAGTCATGACTAAAAAACAAATTGACAAATCATGGTCTAAGGCGAAAACGAAAAATGTCCAAATCGACTTCCCTGACCAGATGGCTATGAGAACGGTTATCAATCGTGCGGCTAAAATGTTTATCAACACAAGCAATGACAGCGACTTGTTCGCTGGAGCAATCAATAACACAATTGCTGACGAGTATGACAATGGTCGTCAAATGAAAGAAGCTGAGCCAGTGAGAGAAGAGGCTGAAACATTAGATAGTATCCTTGGAGCTTCTGAAGAAGTGACTGAAGAACCAAAAAAAGAGGTTATCAACCAGGAGTTGACAACCACAGATACAAAATACCCAGCAGATGAGATCCCAAATTTTGACCAAGAAACGGGCGAAGTAATCGACCAAGAGCCAGAAACCGGCCAAATGGACATGCTAGAAGGGGAGGATTTCTAGAATGACTGAAGAATTGAAAGATGTAACAGATAGCCTAGAACTCGTTCCAGTGACGGATTTAGAAGTCGGATTTGTCCTGAAAGCGGCTGAAATCGAAATCCAAGGTAAGGAAGTTTTGGAACAGGCTTTGGCCGCTTATCAAAAGAAATACGCAGGCTATATCGTGACAGAAGAGACTTTGTCAGACGACACAAAGGTCAAAGACGAATTGGGACGAGTGCAACGTCAAATTGAGCAAGAACTAAAAAACCAGCTTTCAGAATACTCTAAACCGCTTGACGAAGCAAAGGCTTGGGTTGATAGCATATTAGACCCTATCAAAACTTTGCAGACAGACATTAAAAATCAAATCAGGGAGTTTGAGGAGAGAGAAACAGAAGCCCGAAAGGAAACGGTCAGAGAAGCCTTTGAATCTGCAATCGCAGAAAGTGGTACAGAACTTGACATCAAATTATTTGCTATTTACTTTGACGATTTCAGCAAGAAAAAGTGCTTCATGGCTGATAATGTGCGGATCAATCAAGCGACCTCTAAGATGATTGTTGATTTGGTCGCAGAAGAAGCAACCAAAAAACAGCAACGCGAGGCCGGACTTATCCAGATAACAGAAGCAGCTGCCAAGGCCGGCTTTGGCCCAGTTGTCTATATCCGACTTTATGAAGGAGGCGCCAAGCTGGAGGATATCCTGCAGGCCATTTTAGACGATAAAGACCTAGCTGATAAAGCCAAGGCGGAGGAAGAGCTTAAAAAGCGTATCGAGGAAATGACAGCCATTGCAGAGGATAATGATCTAGCTCCTCAAAAATACGCTGACATGCTCAAGGAAGGCAAGTCCGTTTTGGATGTTATCAATATCCTACACGCAGACGCAGTCGAAATGAGACAAGCACAGGCCGAGGTGGAAAGAAACGCTCAGAATCAATTCTACACCCAAAATCAGCCAGAGTTTGAGCCTGAAACGAGTTCGGAGGGTAATAGTGCCCACGAACAAGAAGTAGGCCAAAAATCGCAAAATATGGCTTCTGATGATGTGGCTGAAAAATATGGTTATCGATACCAAAATATGGAAATTATTTTCCCTGA